CAGGGCTGTTAACTTTACCCCGTCTTGCCCAGCAGCAAAATTTTGATGTACAACCTCGGCGTTAAATGGTTCCCACCCACCAATGCCATTTATAAAGTTTGAATTAGGAATTAAATTTGAAAGATCTGGGTTAATTTTTAGCTTTACTAGGCGAGCATCTTCGTAGGTATACCCTGGAAGTTTAGCCACAGGTGAAATTTCTGTTGCAGGCAAAGATCTAAACTGAAGCATATCTAAAACAAACTTATCGCTTGTTGCTGTTGGAGTTATAACTAAAGTAGGTTTTGCGTATGTTGCTCCCGCTGGAGCTGTAAACCCACCAGCTACCGTAGTTGAAATAGACTCAAAGTTTGCCCAAAATCCAGTTCCTGCAGTTACAGTTGGTCCAGAAGAAGTTGTAGAGATAGACGCACCCGCATTATCAAACCATTGTATTTTTGCTACAGCAGTATAGTTGTTGGTAATACCTCTAATGTATCCTTTAAATATGTATTTAACTCCCGCAGTAACTGGGATTCCATAAAGAATTGAGCTACTTGATGCTCCCGGACAACGTAAAGTTATGTCACTAGTACTACTAGCTGTTACTACTCCAACAGATACTGATCGAAGAGGGTAATCTCTATTAAAAAGATCTGGAACAACTGCAGGAATTGCTTCTCCTAGAGTTGATAAAGTATTAGCATACGTGCAGATTGCTAAAGTACCGTTAGTTGCAGACCAACGACCAATTGATTCTTCAAAAGAAGAGTCGTTATAGTCTAAAAATAAGTTATTACCATAAGTAACGTCGCTATCCCAATGAGTTAAAGATGTTGCATATGTGGTTATACCTGCTTTAGTGCCTTTAGCAGAGTTTACAAAGTTTCCTGTTTTATATAGAGAACGATGATAAGTATCTCCCAAAGCAGGCTCATAAATAAAGCCAAGGTCTGTAATCTTATTTTTTAGTAGATTAGATGGAATCTTATACGCGTCAAAAGAGTTATATAGAAGTTCTGCCTGTACTTTTATCTTATCGTATTCAAAACCATAAGCGTCCAAAACAGCAGTAAATTCATTTTCATTGTATTCTCCAACTGCGTCTCCAACACCCTCTACTTCGTTTAACCATGCAGCAGGAAGCCAATTTTTAAAGTATCGTTGCGTTCTATTTTCAATAATAGTGTTAACTTTTGCAGTACCGCAATTTATCCATCCAGATAAGCTACTAAATATCCATAAAGTGTACGTTACTTCTCTACTTTCAGTTGAAAGGTCTGAAGACGTATCTATGTAGGTTGTTAGGTAAGAGCCTGTGCTATCAAAAGCAATAGCCTCTCCAATATACGCTCCGTCAGGAGTACCGGTAAAGTTTTTTGTTAAACGCCAATGAGTTAACTGTTCTCCAAGGGCAATTGCAGCGGGATCAGCAGTAACGGCTTTCCAACGTAACGATATGACTCCATAGTCATATGCCCAAGCAGTAAGTTGGGAGGAGTAGTACAGGCGGTCAGCATCACTTTGACCATACTTAAAACTGGGATTACCATAAATCCCAAACGCATACTTTGCCATATTTTGCTCCTGTTAAGTTACATGCCAGCTAATAAGAACGGATTAAATCTGTTTCCCTTTGCGATTGTTTCAATAGCTGTTAGTACTGTTGTTAAAGAGTTGTACGCTGAACCACCTACGTATAGAACGTCGTTATTACCAACTTTTGGAAGGCCATCAAAATCAACACGAAAACCTAAAGTGTTTGCCGCATTTCTAGTTTCAAGTAGGTTAGAGGCACCCGCAGCTGTTTTAAGCGATAGACCTACTGTGCCGGAAGCTGGAGTGATTGAATCTCCACTTTTCTTAAAGTAAGGGGATCCTGTTACACCAGTAACTAGGCCTGCTTCAATATTAGCTAGTCGAGCAGACAAGTTTGACCAAGTAGATGATTGAGTAAAAATACCGGAATAGTTGGTAGAGGCAAGTAAACTTGTTCCTAGAGATACCTGTAGAGCACGGGTCTCATCCTGCAAAACGTTTACGTGATCAGCAAAAACCGTGTCTACAAGGTCTACCTTTGGAGTAAACGACCTAATTGCTGAGGGGTATTGAGCAACCATTTCTCACCTATTCTATTCTCTTGGTTTATTCTCTAAGATTTTAGATCTACTGTCATGACAAACCGCCGCTAACGTTAATGATTAGGTTGGTAGTCTGTAACACGGGGATCTGACCACTTGTAAGCTGTACACCAGCTGTAGAGGCGCTACTGCTATTGTCGGTATTTAGCTTATTTATGATAACTGATTGAACTCCAGGAACTGAGGCTGCTTTTGACATTACAGCTGAGTAGGCCACTAGCTGACCAAAGTCAACGCTTTCATAAGCAAACAAACCGCCAGGGTTTAAGAACACATCTCTAATTTCTTGTTCAATATCAGAATTATTAAATGCAGCATTTGCCACTACCGTTAAGGTTACATAAAAATCTACGTAAGTTGGTGGTTGAACAGACACTGTTGTTCCTACAGGAATTTTGTCTGAAAGATACGACGATACCTCTGAAGATAACGAAGTCCAAGAAGCGGTTGGAGAACCGCTAACTATTCCTGGGGTTACCGAGTCATCGTTCTGTGTCTGTAAGTATAGGGTTACTGAGCTGTACACAGCAGCAACAGACTTAGTTCTACCAACTCCAGAAACTTGAGAGGCTAAAGCTGCGTAATCAGACAACGTTACGGCTCTACGTCGAGTAGTAATTGCGTTTTTAACTTTAGCGCGAATTTGATCATTGTCGTCTCCGTCTGCTCCACCAAAAGCGGCTGAAGGGTTAGAGACAGCTAAGTATCCAATTGCTTCTGGAACAATATTTCCAGGAATAAAAGTAACTTCTTCAATTGTTCCTGAGTTTAGGTTTCCGGCAGCACCTGCGCTAATTCTATACAAAGCACTAATTACCTGATTTGCAGGTGGGATAGCACCATTAATGCCATCACCAAATTCAATAGAGACGTTTCCGTCTGCATCTACGTTTGTTGTAAACACGAGTTGGTTTGGACCAGATTCAGTTAAAGAATCTACATAACTCCACGGTGTAAAAGCCACACCTTGCCCAACATAAACAATTACTGAATTATCGACAATATTAATGTCGTTTAGTTCAACAATCTGCTGTGCAGTTCCGTCAGATACGCCTAGGTTTACAGGCAAAGGTTTATTTGTAGTAGGACTAATTAGGTCAGGACGATCAGTATTTACTGTCTTTCCTTCTTGACAAGCAAGAGTAACTGTATCTCCCGGAGCTAGCTGAGTTGCGCTAGCAATTGTTTCAAAGTAAACTTCAGTAAAATCTCCATAAAGCAATGTAGCTAAAACTTGAGTTCCTACTGGGATATCAATTGCTTCATCGCTTATATTTTCAAAAAGAACATTAACACGTGCGGGGGTAGGTCCTGAAACCTTATATCCGTAAAGTTTTCCTAAATCTACTAGGGTTTTTCTTCGTGCAGCGGTATCAATAGTAAGTTCGTTAGCAACTCGATCAATATAGTAAGATTGAATATCACCCATGTAAGCAAATGACTCTAGAAGGATTGTTCCTAGATCGCTTGGGTCATCTGCTGTCCACGCATAGTTTGTTCTAACGTTTACCAAACTTGTTAGATCTTCCAACAAAGCTTGATAGTCTCTAGAGGTATAGTCTATCTGTGCAGGTACTTCATTAGCCATTTTTCATCACCTCGTGGTAGTCGCGTCTGGGTTTAAAGTGGTGCTTACAACTGTGATACTGTCTTCAATAAAATCAGGTAGGGTAACATTAAGCTCAACTGTTACGGCTCCGGTATCTAAAAACCCCTTTATAAGGATATTATTAACAGTTAGGTCTGGAATCCATGTAGAGATGGCCGAACGAATTGCGTCATTAATTGCTTTTTCAACATTACCTTGGTTCTCAAACATTGCGGTAGCAATATTTGTTCCGTAGGTAGGGCGCATAGGGCGCTCACCAATAGCTGTAGAAAGCAGCGTTAGAACTCTATCCTGATAAATTTTTCTTTGATCAGTTGTGCTAGCTGTTTTACCAAAAGGATCTAGGGTAAAAGGATACGAAATTGCTTTCATGCCTGTACTCCTATCCATACTGGTTCTTCAAGTAATCCGGCTACAAACATAATCCATACCCTTTGACCCTTGTTAGGGATAAAGCGGTGAGGTGTATGCTCGTCTAGATTGGTAGCGTCATTAAACATATTTGTTTTAGCGTCTGACCCATTCCATTTTTTTGCCGCATTTACCGCAGTTTTATGCGGATGTTTAAGGGTACCAGCCCCTCCTTTTGCTACCACGGTCAACGCAGGAACAGTAGCTGAGTCTCCCCGAGAATCTGTAATAGAGGTTGACTGGGTAGTCAACAGGGCGGCTACCTGAGAAGCCGTATGCTCTTGATGATCTGGGTGGTTTGCATTATAGGTAATCGGCAACACGGCCCTAGCCCAGTCTGTAACCTCTTGACCAGTAACCGTAACCTGAACCTTAATTCTTCCTTTTTTTAAAGGATCATTAATTTCTTTAACTATACCCTCGTAGATTCCGTAGAATCTTGTTCGACCCTGCGGATCTTGCATGTAGGTTTCTTGGTTAACGTCGTACGCGGTCATTTAGCTCTCCAAGTTACTTGTCTAACCACTTGTGAAAAATCTGGCTTGTCGTTTTTG